CACCCTTCTCCTATACGGACAATTTTACGGTTACCGCGGTACAGAACGGTAAGAAGGGAATCTACTCTGCCTTCATTAATGAACAAGGCGTGCCATCTATCGCATTGATGATGGATGAAGAAACCACAGACCCTAACGGTGTTGAGGTTCGCTTTGCTGTAGCCGAACAACATGACTTTGAGAAGTTCCGTTTTGAGGCTAGGCAGGTGTACGAATACTTCAAACTGCGTCCTGTGGTTAGTGGCAACGCCGACTTCGAGTTTAAGGACCCTGAATACAAAGAAACAGATATTATTCCAGGTGTTCACTATGCCGATGGCAGTCGTAATAGCTATGCTATCATGGGTAACATTAAGTATCCAATTGACATTCCTAACAGTGACAAGGTGCTTGGTGTACTGCATGGTCTGTTGCAGTGCAGTCTTGTCATGGAATTCAATATCGGCGAACTTGACTTTCAAGCAAGTCGTGAAGGCTTGAGTTATATTCCTCAAACAATCGAGGCTATCAAAAAGAAACTGGAAGCATTGAATAATCAATTGGCAATTCATATTGCAGTTGAGGCTGACAAAATTGATAACTTGTGGGAACGAGCAATTTACTTGAGCAAGCGTCATGAGGACTATCTGTTTAAGCAGGCAGTTATCAAGTATCTAAAAGACACTAAGTTTCCGTTGTTGGATACTAACACAAATTATTGGAGTTTATTAAAGAGTTTTCCTCTTGAAACCAAAGAATTGGCTAGTAAGTATAACATTGTGATTCGTGGCTTTACCAAAAGCCGTAGTTATAATGTATGTTCTATTATTAAGCCAAAGTCTTCACATACGACTGTAAACGGCGTTGGTGTGTTGTTTGACGAATGGGATATCCGTGTAAGTGATAGCACTTACTTTGTGTTCAACGATACAAAAGTTGGTGCGTTGGAACGCGCAAAATTTCATTGGAAAAATTCCAAGTCAATTACACATAATTCAACTGTGTATGTGATCGAGGCTGCTGACAAGAAAAAGATGGTAGAGAAGGTTGCTTTCTTAACTGATTTGATGATGCCTCCTACTAAACAAATACTCAAGGCAAGTGAATTGCTTGAGAAGGAACGAGTAGGTTCGATAGGTGCTAATGTCACTATCATGCGATTGGAAGAAGGTCGTAGAAATACTTGGCGTGATCGTGGTCAGATGGTATGGCGTGATGCAGGTAAGGCAGATCAGTTTGATGATAACAAAACATATTACTACTTGTCACTAAGTGGTTTCAAGAGTCTTGGTCTTGTTGAAGATGTTAAGTGTTTGCAAGCACACTTGCACACTAGCAATATCTTTACTGATGATATCTATGGTGTTCGTAAGAATGACTTAGAATGGGTTAAGACACAAAAGAACTGGGTCAACTTGGATGAGTTTGTTGTGGGCAAACTGACACAACTGGGCCAAGCAGATGTAATGGGTTTGGTCAAAAAGAGTATTGACTGGAAAGAATTTTTTCAGTATAATGCTACTACTCATATAAGTAATGTTCATAGTCCATACTTAGTGTTGTACAACACATTTAAGGATGTAAATGAATCTGATCATAAGTTGCGTTTGAGTTTAGAGTGGTTGTGCCGTCAGTATAAAGTAACGACATCAAATAACATTGATCCAGGTGCTTTGATTGACAAATACACTAAAGAGGTTGAGGCTATTAAACAGCGTTATCCGTTGATTAAAGGTCTTAGCAAATATAGTGTTCGTGGTATTGATGTAGCGGAATATATTAACTTAATTGACACACAGAAAGGTGTTTGAAATGACCTATCCATTTATTGTTCAAGGTAATAACATTACAGTCGTTATTGGTAACAAACCATATACGATTAGTAAATCACACATCACCTATCAAAAGGTGTTGGATGCTATCAAGGCAGGTGACTGGGATACCGTTAAAGATATTATCGATCCTAAGAAGGTCGTATTGAATTACGGTCAAGGTAATGTGAGTGTCCAGGGCGAGAAGTTGTTCTGGAAGGGTAAGGAAATGCATAACGCATTGACTAAGCGTATGATTGCTATGTTGCAAGATGGTTTCCCAATCGAGCCACTAGTTTACTTCATGGAAAACTTGATGGAAAACCCAAGTCACCGTGCAGTGAATGAGTTGTATGGCTTCTTAGAAAAGAATGACTTGCCAATTACACCTGATGGTTTTTTCCTTGCTTACAAGAAAGTTCGCAATGACTACATGGATATCCATAGTGGTACATTCAATAACAGTGTTGGTTACATCTGTGAAATGGATCGTAATACTGTTGATGATGACAAGGATAATACTTGTAGCACTGGTTTGCACTTTTGTAGTCAAGAGTATCTAAGTCACTTTGGTGGCAGTGATAGTCGCACAATGATTTTGCAAATCAACCCTGCGGATGTTGTAAGTATTCCTCGTGATTACAACAATAGCAAAGGTCGTACTTGCAAGTATGTTGTTATTGGTGAATTGGGTGTTGATCCTGAGGAAGCATTCACTGCACCTGTGCAAGAAAATGCAAACACTGACGATTACAACGAAATCTAAAAGCCCCCGAAAGGGGCTTTTTAGTGGCTAAAAATGAATACTTTTATATCTTAAAAAAGTAAACTATAGTATTCATTTTATCCATTCAGGAACACTAGGACCAATACTTTATTTCATAATACATACTCTCAAGCTATTTTTTAATCTACCAATATTTGACAATAAATGGTTTTGGATATATAATAGAATCTTAAACAGTCAACAACAGGAGTTAAAATGGCTACTCATTCAGCAATTGGTGTGATGCATGGTGACAAGTGTAAGGCAGTCTATTGTCATTGGGATGGCTATCTTAGCCACAATGGTCGTGTCTTGCTGGAGCATTATTCTGACAGTGCAAAAGCAAATCACCTCGTTGCACTAGGTGACATTAGTTCGCTGGCTCCTGAAATTGGCGAGAAGCATCCCTTTAGTCCTTTTGACTTGCCTGAAGAAATGCGTAATATGACACAGGGCCAGTTTGAAGAAAAGTTTGGCAACATGACTACCTTCTATGGTCGTGACCGTGATGAGACTGGTGTTGAGTTTAAAACATTCTTCAACGATCAAGAATTGTTCGCCGGCATCGATGCAGAATACTTCTATGTGATGCATGACGGTGTCTGGTTCGTGTCTACTGGCGCTGAGTGGTCGTTGTTGAGCGAAGCAATCGCTAAAGAAACGGAAGTGGCATAATGAAAACATTGGAAAAATTAGTTAAGAAATTTGGTCTTGTTCAAGACAAGCGTTATAAGAAAGGTAAAGTTTTTCGTTTGAAAGGTGGCTTTCCTAATCGTGATGTCCTAGAAAAAATAGGATATGACCTGATATGTGTAGACAGTGTAAGCACAGTTTACAAATCTTGGACTGATGGTTCTGTTGTGTCCTCATCTATGTACAAAGGTGACTTTGCATTTGATGACAAGGCAAACAGTTCTTACAAATATGACATGTATTGAAAGTAGATATGGAAGCAGTAGTAGAAACAACAGTTTGGAGTGATAGCAATAATGCCAATCATACATACTTGCTTGACGGAAGCAAAATGGTTGCGTATATCAAGGTTGGTTCTACTACTCCTGTCTATTTCAAAAACCCGATCACAATCGACAAGCGTGGTCGTAAGTTTGTGTCAGTAAAGCCAAATCCCTTTAAGAAAATTAAGGAAAAGAGTACAATCATCAAAGTGTCAGGTAGTAAAGGTGCAGTATATTCTATCGACACCGAAGATAAAACATGCACATGCGCGGGATTTCAGTTTAGGTCGACCTGTAAACACTTACAGTTGCTGCCGTGATACCTTGCAAGGGGTGAAGGAGCAAAGAATTTTTTGCAATGCGGACATTCTGATTTTGTCCTATTTTTTGCCCTAAATGATTGAAGTTCTTTTGCTGAATTAGTTTGTTTCTTGCCGTACATAGGGTTAGCCATTCCTGAATTATCTTTTCCTCTAGTAGACATTGATCGTGATTTCTTTAGCTGGTCAGACTTTTCTTTACCGTACAAGTCCTCATATGATTTGCCCTTAAATCTCATAATTGCACGGGACGCTTGCGCTATCTTTTCAGAGTCTGAATGAGTTTTTCCGTACATACCATTAATTTCACCAAAACATCCTCCGCCGTCTCCGTTTTCTTCTTTTAAGTTAGCCCATTTTTTGCTATCAACTACGGACCATAATCTACTATAAAATAGGCCCCATGCTCTTATTGCTGATTTAGAAATACAACGGTGTAGTATTTTAGTATCATATGCATATCCGTGTTTTTGTAAGTGAAGATTCCATCTTGTTCCTGATCCTGTATATTTGTGTGGATCAAGTTTGGAAGTATAACCCAAATAGTTTAGGCCAGTGATTCTATGTGTCTTTACATAGAGGTAATAAATAGTCATGCTGATTGCTCCTTTTAAGCGTTAGAGTAGTTGGGAATCTCACCTCCGCGAACTACACTTATATTTATTCCAAACTATTGACAATTATTAAAATATACTATATAATATGATATTAATAGGAAATTTATTATGAAAGTAGCCTTGGCGTCGGACATCCATTTGGAGTTCCAAGATATCATACTGAAAAACACAGAGAACGCAGAGGTTCTTATACTGTCCGGCGACATCCTTGTCGCTGAGGACCTGCACAACCATCCTGAAATGGATTATAGTATGTACTCCAATGTCAATCTTGCTGACCTTGGTCGTAGACAAGCTGTTGCACTGCGCTTCCGTGACTTTTTAAAGCGTGTTAGTTTCCAGTTCCCACATGTTGTTTACATTGCAGGTAACCATGAATTCTATCATGGTAAGTGGAAAGCATCGTTGCAATACTTGCGTGATGAATGTGCCAAGTTTGCCAATGTCTACTTCCTTGAAAAAGAACTTAAGGTTATCAATGATGTAACATTCATTGGTGCTACATTGTGGACTGACTGTAATAAGGGTGATCCATTGACACTTCATGCATTGGCTGATATGATGAATGATTACAAAATCATTCGCAATGACGAGCATAATTACTGCAAGTTACGCCCTGCACATAGTATGTATCGTCACCAACAAACACTTGCTTACTTGAAAGCAGTACTTCCTGACATGAAAGATAGCAAGGTTGTGTTTGTAGGACATCACGCACCTACTAAATTGAGTACGCATGACCGATATAAGCACAAAGTACATGAACTAATGAACGGTGGCTACAGTAGCGACCTGAGTGAATTCATCATGGATCATCCTCAGATCAAATTGTGGACATGTGGTCACGTCCACGATCCTCATCTGTACTATATGGGTGATACTTTAGTGGCCGCAAATCCTAGGGGCTATGCTGGACACGACCCCGCGGCTGATTTGTTTGAATTGACTTATATTGATCTGGATAACATGCCAGAAAAATTCGACGGAGTCATTTGGACAAGAGAATAAATTGTATTATTTATAATTTGGACAATTTTCTCCGTGCCATCTGAAAAGTTGTGGAGTACCCATAACTTTTCTACACACTATACAACTTGCTTTGTATTTCCCTGGATCGAGTGTTCCATTGCGGCGCTTAGTATTCAGGGCCTTCTCTATACTTTCTTGCGTATTAGTATTAATAGTTCCGTTTTGAAGTCTAGTTTGTATTTGCTTTGATATACTTTCAGGAGTGGTAACGTTCATTTTTCCTAAGAGTTTTCTGGTTGCTAGCCCCTTCGCAATACTTTTCGGAGTAGTGTTATTCAGTGTTCCATTTTTCTTTTTGGTTGCTAAACATTTTGCAATACTTTCTTCAGTTTGGTGATTTAATCCTAATTCAGCTCTGGTCTTTATCATTTTATCAATGCTTTCTTTTTTAGGCCTAAGAGTACCATTTTTCTTTTTAGTTTCAATTGCTTTCTTTACCATATCACTCGTAGACCCACCGTCACCTGATTCAGGTTTAAGGTTAGCCCAATCTTTACTCCCCACTACCTTCCATAATTCACTATAATGTAATCCCCATTGCTTAACCTCATCATTTGTTTGACATTCTTTTAATATTTCCGTAGTAACATCATACCCATGCATCTTTATATGATTTGTCCATCGTATCCCGGAACCCTTATACCTATACGGATCTTGGGTTGTCTTGCATAGGTACTTTAACCCGGTTGTGTTATGGGTCTTAACCATTAGATAAATAGTCATGCTGGTGCTCCTTTATAGCGTTAGAGTGACTGGGGGAATTCAGGCTCCGCGAGTCACACTTTATTTAGTCTATTTTGTTTGAGTTAAAGTTTTTGGATATCTAATCGAAACAATATGTCCAATATATATTGTTGAACGATATTCAATATCATATAATCTATGTACATCGTGAAAACGATGAATTATTTAAAGGAAGCAAAATGGTATATACAATCAACAAGGGTACTAAAACCCACAAGTTGTTTTCAGCCTTGAAAGCTGGTGAGAAGATCAGTGCAAGTGAAGCACAACACCGCTTTGGTATCAAGAACATTGGTGCTGAAGCAAGCCGTATCCGTCAAGCAGGTTTCGCAGTCTATGCAAACACCCGCAAGGCAGGCAACGGTGTTCAGGTAACTGAATATGAAATCGGTCAACCAAGCCGCAAGTTGATTGCCGCAGGTTACAAGGCCTTGGCTTTAGGTCTAGTCTAATTTAAAAAGACTATGAATGAAAAGGACAGTAATGTCCTTTTCCTACTTGCATTTAATTCAAAAGTATGTTATAATAGTGTGTCGCAAATTATTTAGGAGCATTGTATGGGATTGTTTCACAACATAATGAACAAGCTAGGTCGTTATCGATTGATTCCAGATCGACAAACTGGCGAAGATTATTTGCATCGCTATTACTTGTTCCTAAAGGATCGTAAGTATTTCCCCTTCAATGTCACACTACACAAAATTGTTCGTAGTGATGACCCTATCATGCATGATCATCCCTGGCCCTATTTGACAGTTGTTCTTAAAGGTGGTTACTGGGAACATACTCCTGTCTTTAATGATGAAGGCAAAATGTTTGCCGAGTTTAGTGTGTGGCGTGGTCCTGGTAGTATTATTAAGCGTGGTGCAAGTGAATTTCACTGGCTTGAACTTGATGAAGAGGTGGGTCCTGCTACTACATTATTCTTCATGGGTAAGCAACAGCGTGAGTGGGGATTTTTAGTGCAAGCAAAGAAGGGTATGCATCGTTGGGTCAAGTGGACTGATTACTTGACTGATTGGAAAAATTATCATCAAAAATATGTGGCTAAGGCTGCTAGCAAAAAGAAGGATTGAAAATGTTTGATTGGTTTAAAAATAAGAAATCTGATAATGTATTCCCTTTCCCGGATCACAGAGAGTATGGAATAGATGATAAACATGCATTGCCGTTACCTGAAATAAAGGCTCCAAAGCACGAACCTAAAGTTTACTACACACTTGGTCTTACCGATGACAATCGTGTAAGTTTTACGATGGGTTATACTACACTTACAATGAATGATGTCGGTGTACAAGACTTGATTGACCAACTTGAGTTTTATAAAAGTAGAATTGAAAATGAATGATAATATTAGAGCAGGTGCTGATATCCATGCAGGTGATGGTGGTTATAGTATAGGCACACAAGAAAAGTATGAGGAGTTCGCAAAGGCTCGCAATAAGTCATTGGGTAAGATGCGAATTAAAGAACTTGCTGAACAGGCTGATTATTATGCCTGCGAACAATATGGTGTGGAGAAGGTTCCATACAGCGTATTATTTAATCAAAAGTTCGCCGAGTTGATTGTTCAGGAATGCTTGGACCAATGCTATAATCGTGGTATGAACGATGAACTGTATGCTGGCCAGTTGAAAGCGGCGGCATATATCGAAGAACATTTCGGAGTTGAACGATGAAAGTCATTATTGAAAAACCGGATGGATCACCATATCTCACAGTAAGTGATGATAGACTAATGGTGTCTGTTCAAATGCACGATTGTGTGTGGATAGGTGAGCCAGTAAAGATTCACTTTGACCGCAGAACCATACCAGCACTGATTGATGCGTTAAGCAGATTGAATCGTGGCGAACTTGACACAACCATTCGCACACACCACTTTAACCAGGATATAGAATGAAAAAGATACCAATGTTAGAACGGTTCGCCGCACAAAGTCTTGTTGAATACGACGGTGAGTTGATATTCAGCAAAGAAAAGTTCGCCGAGTTGATTGTTCGGGAATGTATCGGATGTTGTGAACAAGTTATTAGTGATCCTGTCCCTAAATCAGTTGACACTTGGCTTAACGGTGGTTCTCAGTGTATTGACCAGATTAAGAAACATTTCGGAGTTGAAGAATGAATGAAGATACAAAAGAGATACTAACCATTCTACAAGAAGAATGTGCTGAGGTTATTGTAGAGGTCAGTAAGTGTTTTAGATTTGGTCCTGATCAAATGATGCAAGGTAAGGATGTATCAAACATTCAACGACTAGAAAAAGAACTTGGTGATCTACTTGCTATGGTAGAATTACTAGTAGATAAAAATATCGGAGTATCTACTGAAGGTCTCGAAATTGCATCAAAAGCTAAGTTTGAGAAGTTAAAAGAATGGTCTAATATCATTATCAATAAATAAATTATGTTTGAAATTTTAGTCATTGGTGCTGTTTTTTGGTTAGGCTACCAATTAGGGTGTATTGTTACATCATGGAACCTTCGTGATATTATTCTTGATGCCGCAAAAAAACAAGGTATATACATTGACGAAGATGACAATTTGATCGAAAAGGATAACACACCTAATGTCTACAAATTATTCATCGAAAGGGTTAAAGATACACTGTATCTCTATAATAACGAAGAAGAATTTGTATGCCAAGCATCAACAGTAGAAGAACTTGCTACATTAGCTAAAAAATACAATAATATCAAATATGCTGCCGTGCTATATGGTAATAATACATATATGTTTGTTGATGGTAGAGTAAAGGGATTAGATGAAAGTTAATATTACAGGCTGGGCCAATAAAAATAACAGAAGAAAAGTTGATGTTCAAATTCAAGCGCATGATACTTGGAATTTAGATAATACCCTTGCGCATATTATTTACCCAGCACTAGTACAACTTAAAGCAGAGAAGCATGGTGTCCCTAGTGAGTTCGCTGAGGTAGGCGGAGAAGATTTTGTCCAGCAAGAAAGTTTTGATTTTTATAGCGAAACATATGATGAAGCCTGGAAAAAGGGATTAGAACGATGGGATGAAATATTAGACAAAATGATTTGGTCCTTTGAACAGCTGGTAAAGGGTAATTACAATGACAAATATTTTCATGGGACAGCAGAATATGATTGGGTAAAATCCGACAAAACATATCCAAATCCTATCACAGGCAAAATAGAGAAAACATATCAAATGGTAGATAAAAATCCTAATGATCATTGGTTTGATGATGTGGGTTTTAGACTGCATGAAGAAAGAATTCAAGAAGGTCTTGAGTTGTTTGGTAAATATTATCGTAGTCTGTGGGATTGATATGTTTGATAAAATGGCAGAGCAGTTAAAGGTTCAAACCTTAGGCAAAGGTAAGAAAAATTTTACAATTACCAATCAAGAGTTTGAAGATTTTTGTAAAGGATTCTTGTTTGAACAAATAAAGGGAAATACTAAATTAGGAGTAGCGTTTTGTGAAAAATACAACGAGCCTAATTATGTACTAAGTATATTACCCGACAAAGCAGCTAAAGCACATATTAAAAAATTCTATGTAAGATGAAACAAAAGTTAGATTGTTACTTTCCAAGAACTAACTGTTTTTCTATTACCTTTAATTACTTCACCTAAATTGCCATGATTTATATTATATTTTTTACAAAATTCGTTTCTAGTCATTGAAACCGTTTCTTTCGTTTTTATGTTAGTAAATATGTAAATAGTATGGTCAAACTTCCAATTATTCTTCCCCAACAAATGATGTTCTCCTGATGCTATTCGTTTAAGTTGAATAGTGCGTTGCATAGTACCATTTCCTAAAAAAGGATGTGTACCTTCTAATACTCTTTTATTTTGAAGATTGCTCCCCACAAATGCATTTTTTCCATTAATAATTTGTTTTAATACATTGAGTTTTGCAATATCTGATATTTCCTGCGGAGTTTTATTCATACGTTGAATAGCAATTAGATAACATGCATAATAATCTTTTTGCAAAAAATGAATATCATAATGTTCTTGGATAGTGATTGCTATTAAGTTACATGGATTATTATTGTTGTGATTTCCATCATGATGATGAATTTCATAACTTCTACCATTTGATTCTTTTGGAATCGGTCCGTGATGATTTTCGTATATTTTACGATAGTTGGTTGTATTACAATAAATACACATGCTGATTGCTCCTTGTAAGCGTTAGAGTAGTTGGGAACTCCAATTCCGCGAACTACACATTTATTTATTCCATTTGAATAGATTTGTATAACATAATGTGTTATAATATTAATATGATAAAAAAGAAATTTATAGATTATTACATGGATGTAGCAGACAGAACAAGCAAATTATCCACTGCGATTCGCAGACAAGTAGGTGCAGTCATTGTTAAGGACAATCGTATTCTAAGTTATGGTTATAACGGTATGCCAACAGGATGGGATAACACTTGCGAGTATAAAGACTATATGAATGCGGCAAAAGCAGGATTCATGCCACAAGCAGATATGCTAGAAAAGTTTCCATACGAAGAATATGATGTAGAAGTAGGTGCTAATCGTAGATATCGTTTAGTTACCAAAGATGAGGTACTTCACGCTGAAATGAACTGCCTAATGAAGGTGGCCCAAGGTACTGAGAGTAGCACAGGATCAACTTTATTCACAACTGACGCCCCATGCATTCATTGTGCTAAAGCAATCTTTCAATCAGGCATTAAAAGTATTTTCTACCGTGACACATACAGAGATGAGGCGGGGGTAGAATTTTTAACAAAAGGCGGAGTTAGTGTCACCAGATACCCAGTTCAAGGCTGAAATATCAATTGGCTATGGTCAATTGAAACCAACAATTGATTGGTGTCAACGAAATTGCGCCAATGATTGGGGGTATGATTGTAAATTTCCTGCAGGGCGTGATGCTGGCTTATATGACTTTTACTTTGAAGTTGAAACAGATTATATAAACTTTATACTTTGGAAAAAATGAAATTCTATACCTTTTACCGCGAAAATAATAATTTTGATGATATCAAAAATGATGCACTTGTCAAAAAATATGCCGATACAAAAATATCTTGGTATAAACATTTTATGATTGGCATCAGTACTACCATCAAAGATAGTGAGCAATATGTTAGCCTTCTTACACTCAAGTATGGGGAAGATATGATTGATACAGTGTGTAAAGATTTCACACCTATTGCAGGTGTAGATTATGTACCTATTAGAAAAAGTAAATCTACTAATTAATACAATTTACTAATCATATATGCTTCTGGGATTCTAGTATGCGTGTTCTTACTACCTAATAGTATAACAGTTCTAATACCCTTTTCTGCCCGTAACATCATCACAATACAGCCACCGCTGTCATGTATCCATCCTGTTTTGCTAACTAAAAAATCAATACCTTTACCTACTAAGTTATTTGTATTATGAACAGTAGTAGAGTTCTTTTTATTTGTTTTCCATTGAATGGATGATGTATTGCTTGCATTCACTATGGTTGAATAATTCTTTGCAGCCATAACTAAATGAACCAAATCTTCTGCCGTACTAACATTGGTGTTATATAATCCTGTTGGGTCAGTGAAACTAGAATGGTACATTTGCAATGTTGAGGCCTTGACATTCATTTGTTCAATACAACTCCTTAATCCAGTTATATAATACTCGCAAAGCATTCTGGCTGCATCGTTGTCAGATTTTACGATTGCTAAAGTAATTAATTCTTGTCTAGTGAATGTTCTATTGTGTAATTTTTTAGGGATAACTTCATCTAGTGGTTGTCCGCTATCTAGTACCACCATGCTAGTCATTAGTTTGGTTATGCTAGCAATTGATCTAACCTCAGTAGTATGCGCCCCTTGTAATATATTTCCTTCATCATCAGCAACTAACCATGCCCGTGCTGTCAACGAAGGCTGTGCTATTGAATATATAGGTATGCACATTAACAATGAGGCAATGTACTTTTTCACTTAAAGTGTATCTTTCTTTTGATTAAAGAATTTAGAAGATTCAAAATCAGTACCAGCACCTACTATGCAACTAATTTTATCTTTGGTTGCAATGATAGTCCATGTTTTCTCTGGACTAATCCAAACTGACATAGTAGATTCTGCTATGTCGTTGGTTTTACCCATCATAATAGGAATTTCTTTGTAAGTGCTTTGTAATTCATTGAATATAATGGTGCTATTATAGCACATCATTTTAAGCGTAACACTTTTTTCGGGTTTATCCTTTGCATACACATTGACAAAGAATAAACCCAATAATAGAGTAATTATATATTTCATAGGGTTAGATTAAAACCACAACCAAATACCTTGACTCATTAACAATGCACCAACTAAACCAACTCCAAGACTAGCCCAAAACATACCCATACTAACTGCCAAAATGGCAGCAGATAATAATACAATGCTTAATTGGAATGCTGAGTTGGCAAATGTCAACCATGGAGAATGTTTTCTAACATCATCTCTTTCAGATTCAAGTGCTCTGGCTTTAGCAAGTAATTCTTTTTTACCTTCACCTGAAGCTGGGTCAGATTCATATTTTGCAATTTTTGCAGTAAGTTTTTCAATTTTAGCCGTTTCTTTTCTTACAATTGCATCATCCAAACTTTGTTCAGCCAATGTTTGTTTGATTGATTTTGCTTGATAAAAGCTATACATATTGTTGGCAGCAATAGTATTGTTCAATACTTTACTGCTGAACCCATTACTAATATAGGTATTAACTGCTAACAAGGCAGCTACAACAGTAATTACCCATCCTGCTTTGTCTTTTATTTTTGCTTCTCTTTCACTACGAGACAGAGGTTTTTTCTCTTCAGCCATGTATTTTCTCCTTAATAGTTTACATACAGTGTATTTAGTGATAAAATAGACTATTACCCATTTAAAGATAAATATACTAATGAGAATTAAAGACCTATTTGAAGATGCTAATTTGAAAAAGATGCCACATCTCTATCTAGATATGGATGGAGTACAGGCTGACTTCTTTGGGGCTTGGGCTAAACGACATAATGTTCCAACATATAAAGAAATTCCTAGACGAGAAGATGATATAAATGAATTGGCAAATTCTAGTGCTGAACAAGTTTATCAATTTTTTAAAGACTTGGAACCATTGACAGGTGGAATGCGTATTGTTATGTGGTTAAAGGATAACAAAATTCCATTTACTGTATTATCTGCACCATTGCGTGGTCCATATGCAAATGCTAGTAAGCAAGCTAAAAAAGATTGGTTAGATGAATATAATCCAGGCACTAGTGATGGAGCCATTTTTACTGCTGCCAAGTATAAATACGCCACTCAGAATGGCGAACCAAATGTATTAGTAGATGATTTTGGTAAGTATTTAAATGCATGGAGCAATGCAGGTGGCATCGCTGTCAAGCATGAAGATGAAAATACCTCACATACCATACATGAACTACAAAAGATATATGGACCATATACCCACAATAGTTGATATTCATATTAAAAACTAATATACTAGATCATGGCTACAAATAATTTAGGACAAGGTCATGTCCGTTATGAAGTGATTGCACAAGAAGACGGTGATGATATCATATTACCCATTCCACAAATATTGCTTGACCAAATAGGATGGAAAGAAGGTGACATTATTGATTTTGGATTAGATGATAAGGGCCATTATATTCTAAGAAAGATTGGTTAATGTCAGGTAAAATATTCACAATTGGTAACATAAACAGTAGTACCGGTAGTATTAGCGGGCACACACTTACTTCAAGTGGCATAGGAGCATCAGCTTGGGCAACTATCTCATCAAGCTCTGACTTAAATGGCAATTCACTTCAGGTAAAAGGTAATGCTGAATTTGAAGGCGATATTAAAATCAAGGGTAAAAGTCTCAATGATTCATTAGAACGCATAGAAGAACGATTAGCCATTCTCAGACCCAATGATGAATTAGAAGCTAAATGGGAAAACTTGCGTGAATTGCGCAACCAATACATGGAACTTGAGGCTGAAATCAAAGAAAAAGAAGCCATGTGGTCTATTCTCAAAAGATAATACAATAGTATACAATTTGACAATAATTATGGATTCGTATATAATAGACACTATATTGACAACTATGGACTGTTATCTATGACCATGCACCTCGCACACCCAGCATTGACTATGGGCGGTAAGCGCAAAGGCAAAACTAAGTTTCGCAATAGTGCTGAGGCACAAAAAGCACGGCAACTTGATGCTGAATGGAAAGAATTGCAAGCTAAGTGGGGTGTTGAGGCTGAGGAGAAAAAGCGCAAAAGAGCCATGAGTGCTCCGTCACTTGACTACAAATTGACTGCACCAGTTGGCCGTTCTAACACTAATCATATTCCCAGCCGTGTCACTGAGGGTGGTTCTACTGCGTCAGTTCACAAAGTCTACACAGGAAACAAGATTCTCGGTATCGGTACTATGCACAAGAGTAATGCGGTGCCTATCTTTAGTGACGAGCAAGCAAAAGATATATCTAGGATGCGCCGTGGTTGATTATACATATTACTGCGTAGTCCGTAAAGATTATAATCATTTTGATGACATTAGTCCAGGTACATATTCATTTACAGTATCAAGAAAAAGAATAGGCATCCCATTTAACTGTCATAGAATAATGACGGTCAGTAGTAAAGTTTGGAAACAGGGACCAAAGGGTGGGGTAAAGATTATAAAGGATGGTTCATTGATGCGTCATTTTACTAGTGAATATGTCACAACTAATGAGAAGTTGATGAAAGAATTTATGTGGGACAAACTTCAGGCCCAAAAATTAACAGGTTATAATTAAGGAGAAAACAAACCAAAATGGCAAAAGAAGAAGGTATTAAGTTAGACGGTAAGGTAA